AAGAAGAAGGATATACCTTTATAGATGGGCTTACATGGAATTGTAAGATAAGCCCAGATAAACACCCCTGCGAGAGTTGTAATGCAGAATTTGATGTGTTTGAAACAGAACAACCAGTTATATCAGATGAAACACTCCCTACTGGGGAGAAAGAAATAGGAGAAACTTCTGACGGCTATCATACTTTTAATGAGTTATATGAACACAGACACTTATTGTTTGCACAATTAGTACAATGGAAGTCAAAGAAACATTCTGACGGAACAATGTTTGATGGGTGGTTCATAGCAGGAATAAATAAAGAAAAAGGGAAGCAGATTACATATCATATTCCTATGAGATTGTGGGACTCGTTCAAATGTGAGGAGCTAGAAAATGCACCCGAATGGGATGGACATACTCCAAATGATGTTATTGAAAGATTAAAAACATTAGAGTTAGTATCTCAAGCTAGGAAAGAGGGGGCTGAAGCAGAGAAGATAGAAACTAAAAAGAAAATTGAGGAATTATTCCATTTCTATATCCCACACGGATTATATACCGAAGGAGAGAGCAGTTGGATGTATACACAGTTTGGTGAGGCAATAGTGAAGGAATTCATACGAGATAAAAAGGTTTAGTTGGTTAGTTGGTCTATTTAAGTTTTAATATTTAGTTTTATTTATATGAAAGAGAAAACACAGTCCGTAATGATAGGTGGCATAGAATATGTCCCTAAAGGTGAGGTTAAGACAGTAGCGGAGAGTTTAGATGGTATGCCTTTTGTAATAGTGAGGACATACAGTGCGGGGGTTTACTTTGGTTACCTAAAAGAAGAGAAGAAAGACGAGTGCATTTTGGCTAATGCTAGAAATGTCTGGTATTGGAGTGGGGCAGCGAGTTTGTTGCAGATGGCGAATGAAGGTGTAAATAAACCAAATGATTGTAAGCTCACTCAAGAGGTCGCAGAGATTAAACTAAAGGGAGTTATTGCAATCTTGAAATGCACAAAGGAAGCTCAAGATAATTTAAGTTCCGTAAAAATATGGAGCAACTAATAACAGGGTTACAGAATATATTAAATAACAGGACAGATGGCTCTGGCGATGGCTCTGGCTATGGCAATGGCTCTGGCTATGGCTCTGGCTATGGCAATGGCTCTGGCTATGGCTATGGCGATGGCTCTGGCTATGGCAATGGCTCTGGCTATGGCTCTGGCTATGGCTCTGGCTATGGCAATGGCTCTGGCTATGGCGATGGCTCTGGCTATGGCAATGGCTCTGGCTATGGCTCTGGCGATGGCAATGGCTCTGGCTATGGCTCTGGCGATGGCTCTGGCTATGGCTCTGGCTCTGGCTATGGCTATGGCTCTGGCTATGGCTATGGCTCTGGCTCTGGCTATGGCTATGGCGATGGCTCTGGCTATGGCTATGGCTCTGGCTATGGCTCTGGCGAATAGGTTAAGTCTATTTAATATAAGCAAGAAGACTATGAAGAAAGACAACACAACAAGGGAAATATATGATAAGTTCCATAATGAATATACATATATTGTTGATTATTCCTCAATCCTTATGGATAAATATTTTCCAAAAGGAGAATGCAAAGAGAGAAGTAAAGCTCTTATATTTAATGGAGAGCTTATCCATTATATGATGGTAGTTATGAATGGAACGGTTGAATTAGCAGAAAAGAAGGTAGAATCTAAATTAAAAGTAAAGGAATAACCTATGAAAGAGATTAAGAAGATAGGGAAGTTAGAAAGACTAGGAGAAGGAGATTTCCAGATTGGTGAAATATTATTATTGGACAGGTGTGTTGAGATAGTAGACAAGATAAATGAACTCGTAGAAGCATACAACCAATCCCCGAAGCAACCAGAGGGGAAGATTGGGGTTAAAGAAGCTAACAGCATGATAAGAAAGATAGAAAAGGCTTATGGTGTTGATACGGGATTAAAAGGTGATGAAGAATTGCACGAACATCTCAAGAAAAACGGATTATCTTCACTAAGTAAATTGTTGAAACCAGAGAAGCAACCAGAGGTGACAGGGGACTTCCCCACATCACAGACAGGAGATTTTCCACAGGAGAAACTACTACCCAAGAGCCAGAAGAGGCAGAAGAATATTAGGCTATAGTGGGTAAAATAGAGAGATTATTAAGTAAGGAGAGTAATTAAGTTTTAGATCAACAGTAGCTCATAGATATTTGACATGGAATAGGATTAGTTATAAATTTAAATAATGAAAAGCCCCATGAATTTCATAACTTACAATCAGTTAAAGAAAGATGTTATAGAGTGGTCAAAAGAACTCCCAAATGATTTTGATGTTATTGTAGGTGTTGAAAGAAGTGGAATAATACCCGCCACAATACTGGCCTTGCATTGGAACAAACCATTTCTTACTTTTAATCAGCTACTTGAGTACAATGGATCGGTGTATATTGATAGTAAAGTTAGTATTAAAGAAGTCAACAGAGTGTTAATAATTGACGACAGTATAAGCTCAGGGAGAGCAATGGAAAGAATGAGGAATGAAATGGGTAACATGGACTTTGTATTTAAGACAGGAGCAGTATATGGGTTCGATAGTAACCATGATTTAGTTGATTATATATTCAAAGATATCCTCTCGCCGAGAATGTTTGAATGGAACTTCCAACACAACGAGAACCTCCCAAATTGTATCTTGGATATAGATGGTCTAATATTTAAAGAACCACCATTAGAAGACGATACAGAGGCCTACGAAGCCTATCTGGGCAACCCTACACCATTGTATATACCAACTGTGCCAGTCATGGGGATTGTAACAGGCAGGCTGGAAAAATATAGGGAGGTAACGGAGAAGACCCTTGCAAGATACGGAGTTAAATACGGATTCTTGAAAATGGCTAATTATACTACCCCACAAGAGAGAAGACAGGATAATATGGGCGTGATGAAAGGGCTAGAGTTTAATAACTCAGAGGCTTCCGTATTTATAGAAAGCTCAAAAGAACAAGCTGATATAATGAGGAAAATGTGTGTAAAAGACATAATCTGTATAGAGGAATTCTAATGCGTAAACTAGAAATAGGATGCGATAACAAAAGGCTTGATGAGAGTTGGGAAACACTAGACATACTAGAGGGGATTAACGTTGATATAGTCGCCGATATTTCCCAACCATTAACCACGATAGAAGATAATACCTACGATTTGATCTATATGAGCCATATCCTAGAGCATATAGCATGGTATAAGACCATAGATGTATTAAAAGAAATTCGCAGAATATCAAAGGTCGGCGGAGTATTGGAAGTGTTTGTACCAGATATTGATAAGATTATAAGTGCATATCAAAAAGAAATAATCCCTGATGAATGGTATAGATTTAATCCTGATAAGAACCCATTCCTTTGGTTTGTTGGTAGAATATTCACATACGGCAATAATGATACTGATTTTCATAGAGCAGCTTTCAATAAGAAACACCTTAAGGAGTGTTTAGAGAATGCAGGATTTAACAAAGTAGAATCAGCTAGAATGCCAAGAGGCGTAAGTCATGGCTATATAAACTTGGGTATGAAAGGAATCAAATAATGCGTATAGCTTGGATAGCAGACTACACAATCAAAGAACATTTAGGAGGAGCACAACAGACCAATGCACGAATGATCAACTACGGTAGAGAACTAGGCCATGAGATAATCGAGTACACAGCCAAGGACTTGGATATGAAAATGAATGTTGATTTGCTTATAACCAATAATATCACCACGTTCAATATAGAAGACATTAAGAAGTTAATGGAAAGAATACCAACTATCAGATATGACCATGATATATGGTGCAGTATAGAGAGACCAGAGGTATTTGATGGAACTATACAGAATATATTCCTAAGCCCATGGCATCAGGAAAAGGTAGGGATAAACATGAAGAGAGTAGTTCAGGGAGTTTGCATACCGTCTCCTATAGATTCAGATATATTTAACAAGACTGGAGCGGTAAAAGAAGAGAATTCTGTGATATGGGTGGGTACACTAGCCCCACATAAAGGATTTGATAGGCTTGTAGAATATGCGGTACAAAACCCACAAAAGAAGATTAGAGTAGTGAGCTTTGACAGTATGGAAACCAAAAATGCACCGAATATTGAGTTTATAGGTGAGAGACACGGCGAAGAACTAGCAGACTTGTATAGAAAAAGTGAGATATTCTTTTCACATCCAGACCACGAGGCTTTTGGTAGGACAGTTATGGAAGCTTATCTTTGTGGATGTAAATTAGATTTGAACGAGAATGTTGGTGCAATGTCCTATGATTGGGATTATACTGATTACAACGAGGTCAAAAACCATCTTCAGTCAGAGGTTAAGTTCTGGCGAGAGATAGATAACGCGATGAGTAAGTTAGAAAAGATTTAATTTTATTTTTAACTAAAATGGAGCAAAAGACAGCATTTATATCGGGCTTACCAGGCCAGGATGCCGCATATCTTGCTAAATTCCTATTAGAAAAGGGATATAAGGTAGTTGGCGGACAAAGAAGAAACGCAGAGAGGTCATTCAGTAGACTGAAGAAGATGGGAATACTAGATAAGATTGAAATAGTAGACTTTGAATTACTAGAGGATTCAAATATAGTAGATATAATTAGAAAGTATCAGTTTGATGAGTTCTATAACCTAGCAGCACAGAGTTTTGTAGGAACTTCATTCAAGAATCCTATATACACAATAGAAGTTAATGGATTGTCAGTGTGTAAAATGCTTGAGGCTATTAGAATGTATTCACCCCATACTAAATTCTACCAGGCTTCTACGAGCGAAATGTTTGGAGATGTTAAAGAAACCCCACAAAGTGAAAACACCCCATTCAATCCAGTAAGCCCTTACGGATGTGCTAAGTTGTTAGCTCATACAATGGTAGAAACTTACAGGAGTAGCTATGGCATATTTGCTTGTGCTGGTATACTTTTCAATCATGAATCACCACTTCGAGGAGATGAATTCGTAACCAAGAAGATTACCAACTATGTTAGAGAGTATCAGGGTGATACTTGCTTCACAGTTCCAAAGAGACCAGAGAAGCCATTACAACTAGGCAATATTCACTCAAGGAGAGATTTCGGATTTGCAGGAGATTATGTGGAGGCTATGTGGTTGATGTTACAACAGCCCAAGGCTGATACTTATGTTATTGCTACTGGTAAGACATGTTACATTAAAGATTTTATTGAAATGGCATTCAAAGAAGTTGGAGTTACTTTAGAGTGGAGAGGAGAAGGATTGAAGGAAAGAGCAATAGACGTAAACACAGGCAAGAGAGTTATAGAGATATCTGAAGAGTTTTACAGACCACATGATGTTGAATTATTGCTTGGGGACGCTAAGAAGGCTAATACAGAACTTAACTGGACACCTAAGCACGATCTAAAAGCATTGGTATCTCTTATGGTAAATGACCAGATTGACTAAGTGATAGAATATAAGTAATAATATTATACATACAACTATGGATAAATTAGGGCAAATAAAAGCAAGAGTTATGGAGCACAAGTCAGAGTTCAGAAGGCTCATGGGATTATCTCCAGAAGATAGGGCTTCCAAGTATGTTAAACTACAAACACTTCATGTTCTTAAAGCTATTCAGAATCTAACTGGCCGATATGTTAAATCAGGAGGCAAGGCGACAGACCTTGAGGAGGTTGTAGCGACTAAAATAGAACCAAAAGATATTGAGGTTATAGATACTAAAGTAGATATTGCCCCATCTACAAAAGCAAAAAGGGGTAGGAAAACTAAATAAGCTTTACTGCTGGAGCATGGCTAAAAAGTATAAGTATAATACTCTACCTAAAAGAGAAGTATTTGTGGAAAGACTACTAGAGAAGATATCCGAGGAACACAAGGATGTAGTCGATATACTTTTAGACTGTAACGAGTGGTATGATAAGGAGAATGGCAAACCACTAATCAGCACTATGCAAATGCAAACGATAACAGTATTTATGCACTTGAAATATACCCACCTACAAGATTACGTTGAGGCCGAGATAGATGAATTTAATAGAGCAGTAAATGAGGTAGATACAGGTTCACATGTTATACAAGAGAATATAATTTAGTTAGTATTAAAATGAAGGTAATACAGTCAGAATTGAAGAACTATGGAAGACGTGCAGACGGTTCAGTCTCGATCAAGTGTGATTCCCTTCTTGAACTTACAAGTAATGATATTGCTGAGATAGATAGAGCTAGAGGAAACGTGGCAGTTGTTGTTCTTACTGATTCCACTGTAGGCAATGATGTTGATATAGATATAGATGAAATACTAAAGAATCTACCAGAGAATGATACACTAACCTACAAGTCTCCAAGTAGAAGATTAAGAGACGTATTATATTGCTACTGTAGGCAGACACTAAAGAGAGAGCCTACTAAAGAAGAGTTTGTTGAATTCTATAAGAAAGAGTATGAAAAGATTATAGAACATTATAAAAGTAAATTAGATAGCGAAATATAATGAGTGAAGTAAATGAATCAGATTTAACACCAATAACAAGAAAGACAGAACTTAACCCTGAGCAGGAACTATTTTGTCAACTTTATGCTACAGATAGAGAGTTCTTTGGTAACGGGACACAAGCATACATAGAAGCATACGACCTGGATATTAATAAAAAAGGTTCATATCAGACTGCTATGGTCAATGCTTCAAAACTACTAAGAAACACTAAGATATTAGCTCGTCTCGATGAATTGATGGAGATAGGAATATTAAATAACGCAAGAGTAGACAAAGAACTAGCTTTCTTAATTGAGCAGAATGCAGAGCTTAATACTAAGCTCGGTGCGATCAAAGAGTATAATGCACTCAAGACAAGAATACAGAATAAGATAGACTTGAATTTGAAAACACCCTTGAAGAATATTAAATTTGTATTTGAAGAAGATGGAGACGAAGAAGATAAAAATCAACCCGAAACAGAAGCAGGCTCTCCAGATTCTAACTAAACCAGATAATAACATTACAGAATTATTGTATGGTGGAGGAGCTGGCGGAGGTAAGTCTTACCTTGGTTGTATATGGCTAACTCAATCAGCAATAACCTATCCTGGGTCAAGGTGGTTTCTATCAAGAGAGGTTAATAAAGATATCAGAGAAAGTTCTCTGCTTACCCTACTTGAAGTAATGAAAACAAAGTTTGGCCTTACCTCAGCGATTGATTTCAAGTATAAAATAATAGATTCAAGAATAGAGTTTGCCAACGATTCAATGATAGTACTTAAAGAGCTTCCTTACATACCCTCCGACCCTGAATGTGATTATTTAGGTTCAATGGAATATACAGGAGGATTCATTGATGAAGCTCAAGAGATTCAAAAGAAGGTGAGAGACACCATGAAGACTAGAATCAGATACAAACTAGAGGAGTTTCATCTCATTCCTAAACTATTGGAGACGTGTAATCCTGGAAAGAACTATCTTTATGATGAATTCTGGAAGCCTCACTCTAAAGGAGAGCCATTAAAAGAAGGAAGATTCTTCTTACCTGCATTAGTAACGGACAATCCTAGGATATCCAAAGAGTATGTCAAAGCCCTGCAAGAGTTAGACGATGAATCAATGAAACAAAGATTACTCTACGGAAACTGGGACTACGAGGTAGTGTCTAATCAATTAGTATTAACACAATGGTTAGAGAATCAGATAGTAAACAACTATAATCCAGCCGAGAAGAAGAAAGGGGCGGTAGACGTAGCTAGGGAGGGTGGAGATAGTACTGTAGCCAGTGTATGGGTCGGGAATACTCTAGTATGGCTTGAAAAGATTGATGTACCCATAATGGGCAATGTAGATATCTCTGGGGCGATAGCACAGAAGCTAATACAGTTTTATTCACAATGGGGTGTTGGGTATGAAGACATAGAAATAGATGCTGTAGGGGTCGGTGGGGGCGTTGTAGACGCTATGAGAAGACAGGGTTGGTATGTGAACTCATATAAGGGAGGAGAAGGGGTGGAAAGTAAGGAGGAATTCACAGACTACAAGAATCTAAGAACTTATTCATACTGGCAGTTTAGAGTGGGTATACAGAAGGGAGAAATCTTTATACATAAGGATTGCCCATTCAGGGAAGAGTTGTTTAGAGACTTTACGGCACACGAGTATGAGATAAATGACAAAATGATAATATTATTAGAGAAGGAACAAGTAAAGCGTAAGATTGGAAGAAGTCCAGACTATTCCGATGCTGTTGTAATGGCATACGCCCCTTCTTGTAAAAATAAATTTGGCTTTATACTATAGTGGCTGAAGATAAAAAGACAAAAGAATTATCAAGTAAAATCTCTCTTGCAGACCAATTTACTGGCAGAGCGTCAGTCATAAAAGGTAAGGACGGTAAGAAGTCCAGAAGAAAACCAGGAATACCTTATTCAAGCCTTAGAAACCTGAGTAGGAATAACGATGTTGTAAGAGTTGTAATCGACAGGGTAAAGCATAGAGTAACAAAGACACCATGGTTTATAAGAGCTAAAGATTCTGATAAGCATGAATCATTAAAGCCTTTTGTTAGTTACGTTACTAAACTATTAGAATTCCCTAATAACAATGATGATACCTTTAGAACTCTAGTATCAAAGATAGTTGAAGATATTCTTGCATTGGATAGAGGTTGTATTGAAAAAGTAAGAAACGTTAAGGGAGAGGTTGTTGAATTACACCAGGTAGATGGTAGTACTATTTATCCAAACATAGATGAATACGGATTATTCCAAGAGCCTGCATACTACCAGTTCTTTCAAGATACAGTAGAACCTATTGCAGAACTAGAAGACAAGGATATGTTGATATTTGTTATGAATCCTAGTGGTGAAGCTGGCAGATTAGGTTATGGTAACTCTCCGATAGAGAATGTTATAAGCACGGTAATGACCTCACTTCAGGGTATGATGTACAACGCAGATTACTTTGACTCTGAGAAAGTGCCTCCATTTTGGGCTAACCTTGCAGGAGTCCCAATAGATGAACTGAATAGATTTAGTGTGGCATTCAATAACCAGTTAAGCAAAGGTAATTGGAAATCTCCATTTACAAACGCAGAAAAGGCAGATATCAAGCTACTGAGACCTACCAATCAAGATATGCAGTTCTATGAATTGAATCTATGGTTAACCAGAATAGTATGTTCCGAGTTTGAAATATCACCAGAGGAAATAGGTTTGACGATGAATAGCAACCGATCAACTGCAGAAGAGCAGAAAGGAATCACATCTGAGGGTATAGACAACGTACTCAGAGTAATAAGTGAAGAATTTAATAATGACCTGATAGGAGATTTAGCGGAGACCGTCGATGAAAGGTTTAACGAGATAGAATTCGTATGGGATTCAGATGTCGAGATGGATGAGAAACAGAGAGCAGAGATTGACGAGATACAGATTAAGAATGGGCTAAGGACTGTAGATGAACTAAGAGAAAGAGATGGATTAGACCCTATCAAGAAACCTGCTACGGTGAATGATATTTTAGCCAAGCATAGGATAAGGAGATAATGGAAGATAAAAACGAGCATATACAAAATGGAGAGCAATATCCATTAGAAATTAAATCTACAATGGATAAGGCCGAAGAGAGAATGACTAGAAAGGTCATCAGTTCATTCTCTAAATGGAATTACCCTGTTTTTCAATGGGCTGTTGGAATTATTAGCGATTTTACTCACCAGAATCAAGAGGTTAGGAAGAGTGATGAAAAAATGCTTGTTCCAACTGAATCAGAACTCACCAAAGAACTTGGGGCATTGATTGTAGTAGACGATTTCCTAATAGACAACACAACTTTACTAACGCCTATGCAGAATGCTGTAGGATATTCATTCAATACTCTGGCGACTGAAGTAGGTAGCCAAAGCATGACCAACGCAATACTTGGAGCTATGAATCTGTCATTTGATATCCAGTACGATATGAAAGTATACAACCAGGTATTAGATGATAGAAAGGAATGGTTGGCAGGTGAGTTGTACGATACCACAATGCAGAAAGTCCCTACAATTATAAGCGCAGGGATAGAGAGTGGGGCTACAATAGACCAGATGACCAATGCTATACAGGACGTACTTGGTATGGATAAAGATAGGGCTATCAAGATAGCAAGGACAGAAACCAATTATGCTGCCAATGAGGCTATAAGACAGCAAACTCATGTGTTAGGAATAATGAAATACAGAATAAGCACAGCAGTAGACGCTTGTGAACTGTGTTTAATGGCTGCACAAAAAGAATACACATTCAGAGAGGCCGAAGGATTATTACCATTACACCCTAACGATAGGTGTGTATTACAGTCTGTCATACCAAAGTCATGGTTGGGGATTCAAAAGAGTATATCGGAGAGGGGAATACAGAAGACCATGGACAAAGGATATATTCCTATTAAGGGAATGGATTACTATACTCCTGATGAAATAGAAGAAGTTAAGAAAGAGGTAACACCAGTAAGGGGAAAGGATTATTTAACTAAAGAGGAATTGGTTAAGGTTAAGAAAGAAATTGCTCCTAAAAAGGGAGTAGATTATCTTGTAAAGAAAGAGATTGAACTGATTAAAAAAGAAGTTACCCCTGTTAAAGGTAAGGATTATCGGGACGGCATAGACGCCTACACGCCCAAGAAAGGAGTAGATTACTTTGATGGGAAAGACGGTAAAGATGGGACTGAGATAGAACCCGAGGAGATAGTCAATAAACTAGAATCAATCACAGAAGATAAAAAGAAACTAGACATAAGGGCTATTAAGAATTTTGATAAGGAGATTAAAAAGAGAATACCTAAAGTTGTTGTACAAGGTGGTGGTAGAGGGCCAGATGGAAAGGTTAAAGTTGATTCTGATGATGAAAATGGTTACTTGTTGGACAAATTAAAAGCTGGTACAAACGTAACCATTCAGAAGGATGGGGATAAAGTTAAAATAAACTCTACAGGTGGAACTGGTACTACAGCACATAGTGATTTAACTGAGCTAGATTATGTGAATTCTGGACATACAGGATTCCAACCAGCAGGGAGTTATCTTACCTCCGAGACTGACCCTGTATACTCAGCAGATAAGTCTAGCATAGCCCTTAAAAGCGAAATTCCCGCGGATGTAAGTGAGTTGACAGACACAACAGGGTTGTTGGGGAATGCTACAAAAATACAAGGCTTTGATGTAACTGAAACAGACCCAATAGACGGGAAGATACTCGTATACAGAACAGCAACAAGTGAGTATGTGCTAGAGGATAAACCAGAGAGCGGGACTAATCCCGCTGCTAGCGATGTAACATTTGCACCAGGTGGAGATATAAGTTCTGTAAATGTACAAGACGCTATAATAGAGTTAGATACTGAGAAGGCCTCTAGGAATTTCGCCATAGCAATGTCCGCAGCATTATAAGTTTAATAATAATAAAATGGGAAAGAAAAGGATAACAACATATACATTCGACGCTAGTGCAAAAACTATCACCTTTTCAGGTGCTTTGGATATTGAAGGATTCTCCGTAATAACCAACGTAGTGGATAACATAATTGTTTATCAGTTCAATGACCCATTGTTAGGTGGAACGTTTGATACAAATACCCTAACCCTCACATACGATACAACCTCCATGGGTGATACTGATGAGTTAATGATTCTCTATGATGATGGAGTTGAAACCACAACGGTGGACGGTACAGTAACAGCTAATCTATCTGCAACCGACAACGCAGTTCTCGATGATATAGCTTCAGATACAGAAGCTATTAAGGGTTCTCTAGCTACAGCAGGTGGTTTAGTTGTAAACTTAGGAGCTAACAACGATGTAACTGTAACAGGAAGTGTAACGGCAGACTTGGGTGCTAACAATGATGTAACAGTAACTTCAGGAGCAATAACTGAGACTAATAGTAGTACAATTAAAACCGCAGTGGAATTGATAGACAATGCTATAAGCGGAAATGAAATGCAGGTAGATGTCTTAACCATGCCAACAACTACAGTACAAGCAACTAATTTAGATGTAAGAGATTTAGTTCAAACATCGGATGCTGTAGCAGTATACGGTTCTGATGATGGTGGCACTACAAAGAGAATAATCAAGACAGACTCAGGTGGTGCTATACAAGTAGATTTGGAAGTCGCTAATGTAACAGTGAACAACTCCACGGGAGCAAGTGCTGTAAATATCCAAGATGGTGGAAATTCAATCACTGTTGACGGTGGGGTAACGGCTAATGCTGGCACGAATCTGAACACTTCGGCACTAGCATTAGAAGCAGGAGGAAACCTTGCAGCAATAAAAGCAAAGACTGACAATATCCCAGCCTTAGGACAGGCTCTTGCAGCCGCTAGTGTTCCAGTAATACTCCCAGCTGCAACAGTAACGACACTCACCCCACCAGCAGCTATTACAGGCTTCGCAACAAGTGCAAAACAGGACACAATTATTACTCATGTAGACGGAATTGAGGGTTCAGTAGACGGCATAGAAGGATTACTAACAACTATCGATGGGGACACAGGAAATATAGCAACCTCTACAGCTCTCCTAGATGACACGGTTTATACAGATGGTGCTGGTACACCTTCAAAGGGGTTATTGGTGCTTGGAAGCGATGGTACGAACCCACAAGCCTTATCTACAGACTCATCAGGGAATTTGCAGGTGGAAGTCTTGTCAGCTCCAACTACAGCAGTAACAGGCACATTCTGGCAGGTTACACAGCCTATTAGTGGAACGGTTACAGCTAATCTTTCAGCTACTGATAACGCAGTATTAGATGATATTGCAGCAAACCAGACAGACGCAAGCCAGAAAACACAGATATCTGATGGAGCGGGGAATGCAGTAACGGTAACAGGGAACAAACTAGACGTAAACGCCTCTGTTGATACGACTGGATTAGCTACGTCAGCAAAGCAAGATGATATCATAACTGCAATTGGAGATATACCAGGTGGTGGCGGTGTTCAATATGTAGAAGATGACGCGGCAGCAGCAAATCCAACAGGAACAGCAATAAATCTTATTAGAGCCGATACTCCAGACGCAGTAACTACAACCGATGGGGATAATCTTTCTGCTAGGGGAACTAACAAAGGAGAATTATATGTAAAACACATAGACGCAATTCCTGTAACAGATAATGGTGGTGCTTTAACGGTAGATGGTACTGTAGCAGTAACAAATGCAGGGATTACAACCATTGCAGGTGCAGTGGCGGGTACAGAAATGCAGGTTGATGTACTAACTCTACCTTCTGTAACTGGAACTGTAACGGCAAATGCAGGAACGAATCTAAATACCTCTACCCTTGCACTTGAAGCTGGTGGTAATCTTGCAGCGATCAAAGCCAAGACAGATAATATACCAGCTCTTGGTCAAGCGTTAGCAGCAGCTTCAGTACCCGTTATATTACCAGCTGCAACAGTAACGACACTCACCCCACCTGCAGCCATTACAGGGTTTGCAACGAGTGCAAAACAAGATACTATAATTGACAATGTTGATGGTATAGAAGGGCTATTGACTACAATAGACGCTGATACAGGAACTATAGCGGGAAAAGATTTTGCTACACAAACAACCCTAGCAGCTATGAATGCAAAGATGGTTACTGGAATAGATATTGGGGACGTAACAATCAATAACGCAGCGGGTGCAGCAGCAGTGAACATTCAAGACGGAGGAAACGCAATTACAGTTGATGGTAGTGTTACATTGGGGGCAAACACTGGCGTAGATATAGGGAAATTAACAGCCAACCAGAGTGTAAATAATGCTCAAATCAATGGTGTAACACCTTTGATGGGTGCAGGGAACACAGGCACAGGTTCGCAAAGAGTTACAATAGCAACAGACCAAGCAGCAGTAGCAAGTAAGGCGGCAATTAATACCTATGTAGATGGTTCAATAGTAACAATAGGTGCTAAAACGGATGCGAAATCAACAGCAACAGACACAACAGCAGTTACAGCGATGCAGGTACTCAAACAGATCTCATATATGGAACAAAACCCTGCTTCAAGAGCAGTTACCAATGCTGGTACGTTTGCTACACAAGCTACGTTGGCGGCAGAAACTACTAAGGTTATTGGAACTGTTAATATAGCAGCTTCACAAACAATTGGATTAGCAGCAGGAACAGCGGGAATAGGTAAACTTACAGCAAACAGTGGAGTGGACATTGGAGACGTAGATGTATTGAGTCTACCAGCCTTAGCGGCGGGTACGGCTATAATAGGTAAAGTTGGACACGATATAACAGGGATAGGTCATGGAGTTAAAGTTGTAACAACAGCTGGAACAGACGTAGCCTTAGCTGCTTCTACAGCTTGTAAAAAGGTCGATATTCAAGCTCAAACAGATAATACAGGTTTGATAGCTGTTGGTGGTAGTGGAGTAGACGCTACAGAAGCTACTGGGACTGGGATATTGCTAGAAGCTGGTGATATATACACATTAGAGATAGACGATTTGGCTGACGTATACATAGATTCCACAGTATCAGGAGAGGGTGTACGCTTTACCTACTATTCATAAGATTATACACAAACAATTATGAGTGCAAACAATGTTATTAAAAAAGTAATCAATTATAGATTCAAAGGGCCATGGGCTACTTCCACTGGTTACGCTGTACGAGACCAAGTTGAGGAAGGTGGTAGTACATACACCTGTAGGGTTGCACATACTTCAGGAACGTTTGCGACTGACTTAGCTGCTAATAAATGGGACTTATACTCACAGGGACTACCAGACCCAAACTTGTCTACAAGTACAACCACTGATATAAGTGGCTACTTATTTGGAAATGGAACTAATTTGCAATCAGCAAGTGGTGCATGGATTCCCTTCCCAGCAACACTAACGTATAGTTCAATTGATGACCCGACTGCGGTTGTTACCATTTCAGGCGATTATACAGGTGTATTCTCCGATGGTATGAGAGTGATGATGACCAATGCGGGAAACTTGGTTTGTGGAATAATAAGCAAGACCCCGACATATTCTTCCCCTAACACCACAATTTCCTTCCTTCAAGAGATAAATCCTAGTACGGGGACTGCCGCATATCCTCTTGAGGATAGTGCTATCACTGCGGCATATTACTCTCACATGAAAGCTCCGTATTCATTCCCGCTTGAACCTTTAAAATGGTCGGTATTTGCTAAGGACACTACGGGGGCAACTCAAGGTAGCCCAAGTGCAAGCACATGGTACAACCTTGCGAGTGTGTCTCTATCAGTACCAATCGGTTCATGGGATTTAGGATATTATCATTTATATGGTGTGCAGGAGACCTCTGGAACAACAGCATCAGTCCAAACAACCTTATCTACGGCGAATAATTCTGAATCAGACACATCATTTACCTTCTACTCTGCATACATAGGACCTACAGGAAGCATAACTCTAAGAAGCCATGCACATAGGGAAAGGAGTTTGTCTGTTACAGCAAAAACGGCATATTACCTTAATACCATGACAGCCGCTGCATCAAACGAGAACCTATACAGTTATGGAAATATCAAGGAGACAGTAGTCTACGCAATATCTTCTTTACTATAAAGAGCAATGAGAATAACACATACACCAGTAATAGACAGTTTAGTTTCTGCTGACCACACCTCTGAGGCTTGTCTAATCACAAAAGAGAACGGAAATATCATACACTTCTATAGATATGCAGCTGGAGAAAGTGGGAGACATACTGGAAACACAGGAAGAATATACAGAAGAGAGTTTGATGTTGCTACCGAGACATGGGGAGTACCTGCGGAGTTTTATAATAGTGATTTTGACGATAGAAACGTAAATGGTGGAAAATTAGCCAATGGGAGAATAGTACTATTTATCTGGATACACGATTATACCGCTCCTGCCATAAAAACAGGGGTAACCTTTTACAGTGATGATGATGGAGACACATGGAGCGACCCAGTGGACGTTGTTTCCTCTCTTACTGACCCTGTGGCTTACGGAAATATAATAGTTGTTCCTACAAAAGGGTATATGAAAGGCTTCTTTGACGAGGCTACAAGTTATAGACTGTCTGTACAATTTAGCACGGACGGAGCTACATGGGGAGATGAAGTGATTGTCGGGGACTATACCGTTGGCCACGAATACAATTTAAGCGAGCCGAGTTATTCGTATATTGGAGGGGGTAAGATAATCTGTATATGTAGAGACCAAAACTATACCACCTATGGCTCTAATTATTACCAGATTACGAGTGATGACTATGGTGCAACATGGAGTACACCGACAAGGACAAACATAGGAGCACCCTATTTTACTCCTGCACCGACCACATTCTTACACGGAGATAAACTAATCGTCTTGGGAGCAGATAGAAGGACGTACTACACCACGGCTAAATACAATATAAATGATGAAGGACTGTTTATCTATTGGGCTTATGCAGAGGATGCATTTTCTACACCTACTGGATATAGAAAGGATACACATATAGATAGGCCGATTGTAGACTCTACTCTTACGTTCTATGGTTATCAAAATTATGCTCATGTAACAGATACAAGATACCTAGTAGTGTTCACAGATAGAGATGAAGACGCAACCAATGAGGACGCAAACTTCTACCAGTTTTATTTAGATATTGAAGGACCAATCGCTGGTAAAAAGTATCGAGCACCGTGTGCGAGTCCAAATTAAACAAAATACTATAATAAGTTATATATAAATTTATACACATTGGAACAATGATGTACAAAGTAGAAAAGAGTAAGGGAAAGTTTATTAAGTTATTCATGTTAGCAGAAGTGGAAGACGCTGATGGCAACATGGTAACAGTAAGGAAATTGATTAGAGAGCAGAAGAAAAAGGATATGCTACTTGGATTAGATAAGGAGATAGGTATGTACAAAGATGATATCAAGGAAGCAGAAGAAGGAATGAGTGAGACGGAGCAGATTAAACTTTTAATCAACGATTTAGATGTCTAAAGTAGTCAAAAAACGAAGTGATACAATATCTCTTATGGGAGATTTCAAATACTTTGTACAAATTGAAAAGGCTTATGAGGAATCAGGGGACTGGTTTGTTCAAGGTATAGCAAGTGGAACAAGCGAGGACTTAGATGATTGTAGGTTTAGCAGAAGTGCATTACAGAAGTTCGTAGATGGATTGCCTCTACCACTTACTGATAACCACGAAAAGGGAGAAGTATTGGCAAATCTTGGAGAAGTTGTTGAGGCTAGACTATTAGAAGACGATAGTTTGTTTATTAAGGCTAGATTAGACAAAGAACATCCAGCAGTACCATACCTCGTCAAAAAGGTAGGGCAAGGTAAAAAGTATGCGTTTTCTGTAGAAGGATTACTTAAAAAGGCTAAGACTGTTTACAGTGAAATGTTACAGAAGTTCATTACTGAATACATTGATATTCAACCAGAGGCTATAAGCATAACAACAAGGCCTGCTTACCAGCCATCATTTTTGGAAGTAGTTTCTAAGAGTTATAAAAAGACTCAAGAAGATAATATTAAAAAGGAGCAAGAAATGACAGAGATTATAAAAGAAGAGCAGGTAGAACCTGTTGTAGAAGAAACCAAATCAATCGAACCAGAGAAATCTGAGGAGGTTGATGAAGTTGTGGAAGTATCAGAGGCCACTGAAGCTAAAGAAGAGGAGAAATCCGAAGAAGTAGCTGAGGAAAAGAATGATGCTCAAGAAGAAGCCCAAGAGGCAGTTCAAGAAGAGGAATCTAAGCAAGAAGAGGAAGTGGAAACTACCGATTCTGCTGAGGAAGACAAATCTGAATCTCAAGAGGATAAAATTGAACAGTTAAACCAGAAAGTCGAGAATTTGACTGACTTGGTTAGTAAGCTAGTTGTTAATAAGACTGATAAGGTCGATGAACCTGTTTCGCAGCCAAAGCCTCTAACACCAATTGAGGAAGCTTTAGAAATGATTCAAAAAAACAACGTAATTATTAAATCACTTCAGGATAAGGTCGAGAATTTGGAAAGGCTACCACTTCAGAAAAAGACAAGGGCAAGTTTACCAGTTATTGAGAAATCAACCGACAACGAAGACAAGCCTAAGACTATAACAGACGTGGCAGAACAGTTAGCATAATATTTAAAAACAAGAACAATGAAAGACATTAGAAAATTAGTGTCGGAGAATGTCGAAAGAATTGAGAAAGCTATCGATACATCTGATATCAATGGTCCTACCGTAGGGACAGCAAACGCAATAACACCAAGACAGGATTTGGATGGCGTTTTGCTAAGTATCGCAAACAGAAATACACCTTTTAGAGATATGGTCTCAAGAAGACAGGGTGTGGGTAGTGCATTCACATTCAACCTAAGAAAGGCATTATTTGCTTCAGGTGAGAGTACAGACCCAAGAAAAGCAGTATATGGTGATGGTGCATTGCCACAAGCAAAGTCCAGCCTATACTACACTAGAACCACAAGCTACAAAGCAGTTGGTTATAGCGGAACAGTAACAGGAATGGCACAAGCTCAAGGTGCTGCATTAGTAAACCTATACGCAGAGGAGATTGAGGCTACTACAAGACGAGCAATTCAAGCTGAAGAGTGGTTGAACTTCTGGGGTGATAGTACCTATATAGACCCAACTACAGGAGAAGCTGCTTACAATGGTTTAGATTCTTTGATTACTACTAACGTAGTAGACGCTGCAGGTGCAACAATATCAAAGGTTTTGATAGACCAGGCTTGTAACTTAATTGGTCAACAGGGTGGATTCGCAACTGATATGTTCACATCATTCAGAGTAGCTGACAAAATCAGTAACCTCTATGAGAGTACAACCTCAGTTACAGTTGTAAGTGGTGAAGTTAGAGATAATATTGTCTACGGACAAAGAGTAAAGAATATCTTAACAAGCATTGGAAACTTGAATGTACAACCTGATTTCTTCATTAATCCTGGGAACACATATCCTTTGGATAATGGATCAACAAGTACTCCAAGTGGTGCAACAACTTCAACAGTGTTCATTCTATCTATGCCTTATATCAAAATGGTTGATTTACAGGCTCTTGGAATGGAAGAGTTAGGTAGAACCGCTGACAAGAGAGATTTCTTTGTCAATGAGTATACCGCCATGGAAGTCAAGGCTGAACCATGGATGGCAAAAATCACGAACGTCTTAGATACTCTCTAAGTCTATTGGTAGATTTTGAAAAGGGGGTGGTAAAACACCCCCTTTTTTGTACAATGTGCTATATTCTATTTAGGAAAAAGTACATAGGAGCAATGTACTAAAAGGTAGAATGTATATGGGGAAAGTCGCTCCACTTTCCCTACTTAAATTAAGGAGCAAAATAGTATGAAAGTATTCTGTGAAAGGTATCCAAACATTTCTGTATTCCTAAAAGGGCAGATTTATCAATTTATGAATGGTTCGTGTGAGATTCCAGATTCTATGGCGTTGGAATTAGCTAGAAACAAGGAATATACGATAGCTGTAAGCGAAAAGACCTCATTTCCATATTCCCCATTTGACCCCGCTAAGTGGAAAGATGACAGGAAACTCATTTGGGACGGCCCGATAGGGTATAACAACGGCTATGGTAACGCTTCTTCAGGGTTCATGCTAGGATTGGACAAGGTTTGTAATCTATCTGTTGTGGCTAGTACATGGCAAGGAACGGATTTACACTATATTCCTGACAGATTATCAAAGATATTAGAGAGGACTACGGACAAAATAGATTCATTCTATGTTAAATGCTTCCCTGCCTTTGAATTCAAGAACAGAGTAGCGGAAAGATATATAGGATATACTATGTTAGAAGCCTCAAGAATTCCACAGAGTTGGGTAGACAACATGAATAACAGTTGCGAAAGGGTAATTGTACCATGTTCACACCAGAAGCAAGCCTTTATCGATAGTGGTGTCAAAAGAGACGTGGAAGTTATCCCTATTGGCCTTGAGGTGGACAATTTCCCTGAGGTCAAGCCACCTAAAGATGATGAATTCATATTTGGAACAATGGGTACACTTACATATAGAAAAGGTACTGATGTACTCGTAAAAGCATTCAGAAAGGCATTCCCTAAGAAGGACTACCCTAATGTAGGCATATTCATTAAGACTATTCCTGTTGGCGGTATTGCTCACGCCTGGTTTGCCGATGGTGAACTACTAAAGAGCGATGATAGAATCCGCTTGTATACTCAATCATTAAGCCCTAAGGAACTAATATCAGAGTTCTTTGCAAAGATTAACTGTTTTGTATTCCCTACAAGGGGAGAAGGCTTCGGATTACCACCACTAGAGGCTATGTGTGTTGGACTTCCAACCATAGCGACCAATTGGAGTGGAACTGGAGACTTTGTACTCCCTGATGTAGCATATCCATTGAACTATAAGATAGTGGACGTCCCTAGAGGCGATTGGAAGGGCTATCCACCTTCATTACAAGCAGATGGTATGCAATGGGCCGAACCTAGCGTAGACCACCTTGTAGAGCTTATGAGAGAGGTATACAACAATAGGGACAAAGCAGAGAAGAAAGGTAAGAAAGCTAGAAAGTTTGTACTTGAAAACTACAACAATGTAACCGTTGCACAACAATTAGTTGATTATTTAGATAGAAAGTTCTAGGTTAGGACAAAATGATAATATTAAAGTATAAAATAAGTTAATGTTATCAAACAATGTCTTTAACGCCAGATGGTACAAAGAACAATCCTAGGCATCCAACAACGATCGATGAATGTTGGATTCGGACAAGTATGTTTCCGAACCTAGTAAAATATTCTACGGATGTAACAAAATCCCCATATCTTAACGATACTATTATCGCAGCTTGCGGTATGGTAGATGATATGTGCAATAGATACTTCCTACAGCAAACCATTGATGAGATATTCCCTAATCAGGTATTAAGAAGTTCAGAGTACAACCAGTTTGTACTTATGAATGTTCCTCTTGTAAGTGTAACAAAAGTATGGACTCAGGTAGTTGGTACGTTTACTGAGATATCTGATACATATCTACAAGTACTTACAGCAGAGGGGATTATAAAAATCTTACCTACGTTTAGTAAAAGTGCTACAGTTCCATACCCATACTATATAGATAAGTCGGCAAACAATATATGGGTTAGATATGTGTCTGGTTACAAGGTTGATTACTCTGGTACTGAAACAGATAACGAAGTCCCTTACGATGTAAGAATGGCTACAGCACTATTGGTAGATTATCTATTCGCAGGTTTTGATGTTGTAAGTGGAATCGACTCCTTTAGTACGCAAACATACTCTCAGAAGAATTCCTCGGCCGAGAGTGACGCAAAAATGAGTAGGGTAATCGATTTACTTAAACGTTACAAACTTAGCAATGTTAGATAGCTTATACATACACAAAATCACAGCACTGCGTTACTATAATAATAGCCAAGATAGTCTTGGTACTTTCACGAATTCATCAAGTGCAGTTAACTCAAATGATTACATACCATGCAGGATAGAAAGTTACAGTGAAACTATTCAATATAACGGTGGAGGGTTAAGAACTGTTAATAAAACAATCATATATATACCACCTGAGTATGTGTTACTGCCACAAGATGAAATAACCAACTACGATACAGGACTGTACTTGGGACTTGTAGATGGAATCAATCCAGCAGTGAAAGCCAATTCAACCGATTTAGATCACAATGAGATTACTTTAGAGAATAAATAATGGGACTAACAATAATTAAGAACACAATACCTAGGGGAATAAGTAAAAACATGTCTTCAATAAGCAATAAATCTGTTCTAGCCGTGTCGAGAGGGCTAGAGGTCATGAGGTCATACACATTGCCGTTTGTACCAGTCAAGACGGGGAGATTAAAGGGTAGTCTTGCAACAAGAGTAGGTAGGGACAGTATATACAGTGTAGATACTCAGAAGAGAATGGGGATTGCACAAAGAGTAGTCGGAGAGTTTGGTACTAATGTACCATACGCTAGAGCCGTGGAGTTTGGAACTTCAAGATTCCCTGGTAGACATTATTTTACTCATGGGATTCAGAATAGCCAAGAAACTTTAAGGCAAGTAATTTTATCTACATTAAAGTCATGAAGACAATACAAGAAGATATATATACAGTATTAACATCAGATTCAACCTTAGACGGGCTGCTTGGTGCTACGTCAGGTAACAGCAAGATATTTGGTACTATACCGAAGAACTTTGAGAGCTTTCCTTGTTTAACCTATCAGGTATTTAGTGGGGATTCTAGGACAGTACCACCTAATGCAAGGGATATCACAATAGAATTCAGAGTATTTGGTAAGAATAAAACGGTGTGTGAGGATATAGTGGCTAGGGTATACACACTTTTGCAGTATAGACAGAACTGGAACAAAAACATAGTATGGATTAGATATAGCGGAGAGCTAGATCTACCTGAAGAGGAAAGAGACCTTTGGAGCAAGGTTTTCAGATTCCGAATTTGGGGAAAAGGTTAATTTAATAATTAAATAAAATGGGAAAAACAGCAGTAGGTTCAGCAGTTAGTGAATCAATTTCATTTAACTCTGGATTTCTAACCCTCGCAAGTGGGTACAATGTAGATGTTTCTGACATCACAATCAATCAGGGGTTCACAATGCAAGACTTGAGAACTCTAAACTCTATAAAGAAGAGAGCAATAAGACGAAGTTCATTAGAGCAAAGTCTATCATGCACAGTCCAAGGTCAATGGTCTCAGGTTTCCAAGTATTTCTTCAGTTCTTCTTCTCCTGTATCAGGTGGAACAGAGTATGAGGTATATGACGGACAACAGGATGACGCTACAATCTTCGTAACTGTAAATGTTGATAATGATGATGGAACAGTAAGTGGACAATATCAGTATCAATTAGTCGGCCCAGTAATCTCTACAAACAATGATGCACTTTCAACAGAAGGATATGGAAGCAAAACCATAGACATTATGTGTAAGGAAATCAAACTTGTAGTAGACTCAGGTGCAGAGAACGCTTAATTAAATTAATTCATTAGGAGCATGAATTTACCAATATTAGAGAAGTCAACATTCACTGTTAAAGTGGATAGTATAGAACTCAACCTTCAAGAAGCTACATTAGGGCAGATTGAATCAATATCTACTTATAAGGATATAAAAGAGGGGGACGCAGACATAGTGGACAAGCTAGCAGAAGTTATAGTTTCTTTAATGGGTTCTTATGAAGGAGCTATAGAAGAAAAAAGAGCTTTCGTTAAAAGTATGTCAGTAAGACAAATCGGGTTAATTGTAGAAGGGCTTATGAATTCGGTTAAACTAAAAAAAGTGCCAGCGGGGTCGGAGAAATCGAGTTCCTAATCGCAAGGGACACGGGTTGGACATTAGAATATATCCAATCTCTACCGTACTCCGTTGTAATTGCTTATATAGAATTTTACAAGACGGTTAATAATATTAAGACGTCTAAGTCTAAGGATAACAAAAGTGTAGAATATAGTGGTAAGAAAAAGGCAGATGTTGCCCTATTTAATTCTACATTAAAAACAACGAATGAACCTTCTAGGAGAGCTATCAGCAAAACTAACACTCGATAACAAACAGTACATGACCTCTCTTGGTCAAGCCAATAACGGTATGACCACGTTTGGGAACTCTTCCTCAGCATTAGTAGCTAAACTAGGAAAACTGGCGACAGCCCTATCGGTAGTCGCCGCGGCTGCCCTTGGTTCTCTTACTGTAGCAGTGATCAAAAACACCTCAGAACTTGAACAGAATACTGTAGCATTTGAAGCTATGCTTGGTAGTGCAGAAAAGGCAAAAGACTTATTAGAAACACTGGCTACATTTGCAAAAGAAACCCCATTCGAGTTGGCTGATTTACAGAAATACACTAAACAATTGCTAGCCTACGGTTTTGCCAGTGGTGAGTTAATACCTACGCTTACTACAGTTGGTAATATAGCAGCAGGCCTGGGGAAGGATTCTTTGCCTATCATTATCAGAGCCTTAGGACAAATTAGAGCAAAAGGGAAATTAGCAGGACAAGAATTCTTGCAATTAACGGAGACTGGATTACCTATTGCAAAAGAATTAGCAAAGACCCTTGGTATTAGTGTAGAGGAATTAACAGGTAACATTGCAGATTTAGATATTTCCTACGAGGGCGTATTAAAAACCATACAGCAAATCGAACAGAACCAATTTAAGAATCTTATGGTCAAACAGTCTAAGACCCTAGCTGGAATATGGAGCAATATAAAAGATACGTTCACACAATTAACTTGGGAGATTGGGGAACAGACGGGCATATTTGAATTTGTAAAAGGATTGGCTGAAGGTTTCCTGAATTGGTTCTCTGGTGCTACACCAGAAATAGTTGGATTCTTTGTAAAAATAAAAGAGGCTATACAATGGATATTTGAGCGTGGTATCCCTGCAATGAAAGAAGGCTTCCAAAGATTCAGTTTCGATTTGCTTACAGCACTAGGATTAGATCCAATAGAAGTTGGGAAAAAACTCGGGGATTTCATAACGACGGTAAAGGACAAATTTACGGAAATAAAGACGTGGATGGCGGAAACATTCACCTCTGAGAATCTAATAAAATTCTATGATGATTTTATGCTAAAGGTGGAGGAAGTTCGTACTTGGTTTATAAACAAAATATATAACCCTATGAAGAAGTTCTACGATGAAGTTCTTAAACCAATATTTGAATTCTTGTGGGACATGATAAAAAAAGAACTTATTCCAGCAATAGAAGAGTTGGGAAGGCAACTCGGTGAATTCCTAAATATGAGTGAAGAAGACAAAGAAAAATTGAAATTCTTCTTTGAAACTTTGGCTACGTTAATTGGGATTACTGTTGTAGGGGCGTTGGTTCTAGCCATAAGGTTTATAACAGGACTCGTTACCATTGCTTCTGGGATTGTTGGATATCTTAATAATATGAAGCTTCAATTACAGGAGATGAAAGATAAGATACTCGAATACCTTGGGAATATAGGGGAAGCTCTTAAAAACCCAATCAAGGGGTTCTTTAATCTATACGAGAATATTGGCTTAGCTGGTTCTGCGATTGGAGACCTAATAGAAGGAATTCTTGGTATACCTGCTAAAATACCTGAGATCAAAGTCGGTGCTGGGGCTGGTGGTGGTTCGTGGGCTACAGGAGGAATAATCAATAAGAATACAGCACTTGTAGATGAGAATGGGCCTGAGTTAATCTACGGACAGAAAGGTGCAAGGGTTCTTAATAATAGGGAGACTGAGGGTGTTCTTGGAAAACAAAGTGGAAAACAGATGACGGTGAACAATGTTTTTAACGTTGGTAACGGAGTTAGTATGGCAGTACTATCAAGAAATCTAAATTGGATGTATAGGAAACTAAGATAATGTATAGCTTAAAATTTGGAACATTTACATTTGATGACCACTATGTCTTTAATGATATAGACTTAACTGATTTACCAATTAGAACAAGCTCTCAAGTAATAACAGGAAGGGACGGTAGAATCATTTGGAAGAGATTATATGATAGCAGAACAGTAACCATTGGAGGAGTAATGATTGGAGATACAGCAAGCGATTATCAAACAGCATGGAGGAATCTAATAAACGCTTTTGCAATAGGTGACGGAAGTTCAAAGACACTTGAGATAACGCTATCTAACGGAGATGTAAGATACATTGATTGTAAAACAATAAGTCTACCCGTAATTCAAGAAGAAGAAGGAAAAGCATACGAAGGAGACTTTCAGGTAGTTGTGTCTGCTGAGAATCCATATTATAGAGGAGCTTACACAACTGTTACGATCTACGCAGCCTCAGTCTCAGGGTTTCCTGTTTCCACGGTTGTACCTACACCACTAGGAGGAAAGGCTACTAATACAGTAACAATTGATATCACAGGGGAGTATGGTTCATACCCAAGTTATACGATAAATCCTGGTATAACTAATCCAAGAGTAACAAATCAAACCACAGGGGAAACATTCCAATTGGAAATGACAGTAAATGCAGCTACAGGCCCAATATCCATTTCATTTGATGAGAGTGGAATTCATGCTGGCGAGAATAATGAATATAATCAGTATTTCAATGGGACTTATTTCAGACTACAGACTGGTAATAATAACATTGTATTCACAGGAGCAGACGTTGCGGGTGCTTCTCTTGAATTAACTTATGCCAATCAATATATAAGTGTTTAGTATAGAGTTCTACAATCTTAATGTGGCAAGTGCAGAATTCGAGTATCTCGGGGAGTGTTTAACGTTCTCTAATCTTACCTATGAAGCAGCTCTTTTAGATGTAGGGTCGTGCACCTTTGACATAAATATCCTTGATGAATATGCTAAACCTAAGTACATGAGGAGAATGAGTACTATTATAGTAATAAAAGAGAATGGCACTTGTGTATGGTTTGGTCCAATGGCTAATCAAACGGGAGACTATGAAGATTTAGACGGATATATTACTGTTACAGGTTATTCATGGCTGTACTATTTCAAGTTTAGAAATACTAATAAGAGTCAGATATATTCACAGGTACAACAAAGTGCAATAGCATGGGATTTAATAAATACCTCACAATCAGAAACTAATGGAACATTACTAATAACGCAGGGCTTGAATCCTACCTCAATGTTAAGAGATAGGACTTATGAAACTTATGAGATTGCCGAAGCTCTAACTAACCTTGCAAATGTAATAAACGGGTTTGATTTTGGTTTCGAGCCTGTACTCGATTCTGATGGCCGATTAAGTTCAGTCTTGTTCAATGTATACTACCCTACGAAGGGGAGCGTTAGAGAGGACTTGGGGAAACTAGAAATGGGTATAAATGTATCCTCTGTATCGTGGACAACAATATCAGAATTATATAATACTGTAATCGTGGAAGGGTCTGGCACGGGTATACCACTTATCTATGAAAGTAGCGACCCATCGTCTCAACAAGCGTACACTAGAATAGAGGGCTATGAAAAAGCCTCGGACGTATCGGAGTATGATACCTTACAAAAGAAAGGTGAGACCTTACTCAACGAAAACAAGGTTGAGGGGTACAGGTTAAATCTAATAATAATGCCAAGTAGTACACTAAACAAATCGGGCCTTGAGGTCGGGGATACTGTTATTTGTAATCTAAAGATAGGAAACCATCTTGAGTTTATTAATAGAAAAGCCAGAGTTAAAAGTATACCAGCTTCGGTAGATAATGAAGGAGTTAAAACAATAAGTTTAGAGGTTGAAATATATGGATAACAGTATGCAAACAGAAATATTCTTAGATAAAGTAAAAGATATTGATAGAAGAGTATCCCATCTTGAGAGGACTACACAACCACAATTAATCGATTGGTACGCTTTAAATCCTTCCCTGTTCATATATCACGCAAATAATGTCATAACTGTGGATAGTAACCTAGTCGTAGAAACTTTATTTGCTATTGGAGACCATTTAAGAATTACACAAACAACTACGAAATACTTTTATGTTACTTGGGTAGATACAACAAATAACAGGTTATACTTACTCGGCGGGGACGCAGCGACTTTCACTAATGGAGCGTTTACTGCAATATCACTTAACAAACAAGCCTCAGCTTCAGGATTCCCAACAATGACCTATACAATACCAGAGACATTCGTAACGACTGGAGGAGGACAAGCCTCTTATGATTTTAACATTAAACAGGAGATGCAGATATCTATGGTAGGTAGAATGGTAAACATATATTGGGACTTGGAAACGGCAACATTGCCAGCAGGGACTTTGTATATAGATGTTCCTCTCCCATTTGTGGCTACCACTGTAACAGGTAAACAATCATCTTTAGTTGGACAGAATCCACTGGCTACGGATACATCAGGAGGTACTACATTCTTGCATGCAGTATATCTAGCAGACCCATCTTCAGCCACAGCGTATGCAATAAATATAGCACCGACATCAGGCTTGGCGTTTGCTACTGGATACCAAGTGATCGATTCTACAGAAGTATTCAGTCTTTAATTTTACATAATGTTAAAATAAAACCATGAGCGAAATACAAATAACATCAATTAATGGAATGGGTGCTATCACAGACCTTGGTGGAGGTTCATTCTCTACTACAGGGATGGAAGCTAATGACCACATGCACATATCTGAGGACTTTATAGATAATGCAGGAGTCGTTGGTGCAGACGACTATGAGGTAACTCAAGCTGATACCCCTGGAAAGAAAGTAACTGTCGCTGGAGGTGTTGGTTATGTCTTAAACGCAGATTACTCAGCTACATCTCTTTCAGAGCAAAGGTATTGGAGAGCTAAAATGGGTGGGGACACCGATGTAACAATAACAGACAATATTTCAGGGAATCCTAGAATAGATATCATTTGTATCAAGGTAGACCCTACAGCCACACCAGATGATGAGGGTAATAATGTGGCAGAACTTATAGCAGTTGAAGGCACACCAGCAGTATCTCCTACAGCACCAGCAGTACCAGATAATCATCTTAAACTTGCCGAGGTTGCGGTATCTAATGGATTCTCGTCCATAGTTGACGCTGATATAACAGACTCAAGGACTAACGTTTATCTTAATGTAAATTATGATGGTTGGAATAAGGTAACCAATACCTGGACTAGAACAGGAGATTTCGCTTTCACTATTGCTGGTAATGTAACCTCTGTGTACAGAAAAGGAACTAAGGTCAGATATAAGGACGGCAGTTCTTACGAATATGGTGTCATTGGGAGTAGCGTTTATTCTTCTCCAAATACAACAATTACGCTGATTACTAATTCAGATTATGCAATGGCGGCAGCGACAATAACAGATACATACCTATCATACATCGATAATCCTGTGGGTTTTCCAACTAGCTTCAACTATGTTCCTGCATTCGTGGGATTCTCTGGTGCTCCTAATGGAATATACCAGTGGAACAGTATTACCCCAGAACTAATTCAGATATATATAAGAATGACAGACGGAACAAGTAACGCAAATACATTCACAATAGGCTTGCCGTTTGCAGCTGTAACATTGACAAATTACTTGGAGGTATTATCTGATGTCAACTCTATCAATAACAACGCAACTGTGGATGCTGCAAGTCGAACGACTGCCGTAATATCCTCTGCTGTTACAGTAGTAACGCTTCAACTTAATGCTTCGGCTACTGGATGGACTACATCCAGCGGAAAAAGAGCTAATTTCAGAATGGCGTATAAGATATAATGAAACTTAAAATGCCAACAAAAAAAGTAAATATTAAAAGAAAAAAAGTTAAAGTAACACAAAGACGACTTAAAATTAAGAAATAGAAGCCATGCCCAAGAATCCAGAACCAGAAGCAGTAGAAACGAAAATTGAAATGCTAAATAAGAAAATGGATAAAATAGAAAAAGCAATGTTTGGTACAAAGAAAGATGAGCCAACAATCGTTGAGGATATCGTGTCAAAGATATACTCTAAACTAGATTACGATAAATTACATGCAATGCTGACTACACTAATAGTAATTGGATACATTTTAATAACACTTGTAGGTGTGGGGATACTATTGCAATGTCTATTTCAGTCTCAATTGGCTGATGTAACTGAATTTTTACCTATACAATAATGCCTAAAGGAGATGAAAAAGAGGTTGTGCAAATAACAAGAGTTGAATGGAATCAATTCTGTAATAAACTCGACAATATGAGCGACATGATAGATAAGATTTATGTTAAACTCTTTGGGGACCCTGATATAAAGGGAGATGGTGGGCTTTATGAAAGAGATAAAGTGATGTGGGAAGCATATAACGAGAATAAATTCTGGAAGAGCAAACAAGTAGCAATAGGAAACACAATTGGCTGGATATTAAGTGCTGTGGGAGCAGTAATTGCTATCATACTTTCTTCACGCCAACTGTAAGTAGTTGTACTTAGTTATCAAAATAGTAAAATATAATCATGGCAGAAATATATAGTTCGTTATTCAAGGGAAAGGTCCATGTAACCACTCCATATTCGGATTCGCACAAAGCCCTAGATATGGGTAATTATAAAACCAAAAATAAGATATACTCCCCTACAAAATTTGGTGCTGGTACTGTTACTAAATATACGAAGAGTTATACATACAACAAAATACTTTACAAAGACGCAGCCACAATCTGGTATTCATATCCAAATGGTTGGGTAATGTGTTTAGTACATGGAGATGTAAAGGATCAAATCGTTAAGGTTGGTGATAAAATCAAAGTTGGTCAACAGATATATGTTACTGGAAATAAGGGGTATAGCTTTGGAGATCATCTACATTGTCAATTAACTAAGTATGGAGTCTATAAAGACCCAGCAAACCATATTTTGAATGACAAACCAGTAGCTGTTCCACCAGTAGTTCCTCCAGTTATAACTCCGACACCAGACCCTGTCCCTGAGCCTCCTACAGCCCCACCAGTGAACGATACCCCTACAAGCATACCAACCACACCTCCAGCCGAAGACCCTCTCTTGGAGAAGCCAATTGAGCATAAAACATTCCTACAGGAATTAATCCAGTTCTTTACCGATTTACTCCAGAGTATTTTTAAATCGGACTAAGTTATTAATGTTAATATATGCGTACGATAGACCATGTATTTAGTGGATTTAGAGATAAATCAAATCGCTCTTTGTATAGTTCATATAAATCAAGAATGGGACAGGAAGATGATGTGGTTACATATTTTGTAATGACAATCTCAGTTTTTATTCTTGGTGTTATAGTCTTAATTAAATTATTTACAGGTATATAAAATGGCTAAGTTTTTCGATAGTATCGGCGTGTTGTTTGCAAAAGTCTATAATCCACTTCACCCAAAGCTAAAGATTGCTTTGATGGTAACTACTTCATTTATAGTTTCAGGCGTGATCAATCTTCTCATAAGAGATATGACTAACTTTAATGAGGCTGTTACAAATGAGTACCTACAGATTATAATAGCAGGATTGATTCCACTATTAACAGCTGTGGTTAATGTAGTACAGGAAATCTATGTTAAAGCTGGAACAAAGGTTTTGGCAGCACAAGGAGATCCAGATACAATACAAAAGCTTACGGAGAGTATTGCTACTAAGAGAGTGTTGATTAAGTCTTCTAAGTAATTGAGGATTAACAGTGGTGGCCACGTCTAAGAGGTGTCCATCACTGATTAGTCTTCAAGGCTATAAAGGTACGAATTTAATCGTACAGTTCATTAACAGGAGGTACTACAATGGTAGAATCAATATGCAATTTCTGTGGTAAATTCAGAAAAACCTACGCTTGTAGGTCTGTTGGTGTGGATTATGAATATCACGCCTGTCATAAGTGTATCCG